TGGGGCTTTACCGTCTTGACGGCGCTTGTTCCTGATGTCAGTGTGGCCCCTGTTGTTGAGCCCCCTGTGCAGTGATGGCAAAACGTCCCGGCCTTTACGCTAACATCGCAGCCAAGCGAGCCCGCATCAAAGCGGGGTCCGGCGAGAAGATGCGGAAGCCAGGCGCAAAAGGCGCTCCCACCGCGAAGGCGTTTCGCGAGAGTGCGAAGACGGCGAAACGTTAAAGCGAAAAACAGAGTTAAACAGAGTTGTTTTGACAAATGGGACTTCGCGGCCCTCAACCAGGCACAGTAAAGAAGCCCCAAAGCAGCGGGCGGAAAAAGGGTACGCTAAATAAGGCGACCGTGGACTTGAAAGCCATTGCGCGCACTATGGAGCCAGAAGCGACTAAGCGTCTTGGGCAATTGCTTCGATCAGAGAATGAAGCCGTCGCCCTTGGAGCCGTTAAAGAGGTGTACGACCGCGCGTTCGGCAAAGCTACGCAAGTGGTTAGCGGCGAGAACGGTGGGGCTATTTACCTGATGGTATCAACAGGCGTCCCGCATGCCTCAGAAACAGATTAGCCTCGCCTACTACCCCCGCGAATGGCAAGCTGACTGTCACAAGCGCAAGGCGCGGTTCCGCGTGCTGGCGCTTCACCGTCGAGCCGGGAAGACCGAGTTGGCTCTGATGGAGCTAATCGACGCGGCGCTTAAGACCACCGCAGACCTGGCTTATTACGTTTACCTCGCGCCTTTCCTGAAGCAGGCCAAGACCATCGCATGGGCGCGCTTGAAGCAGCGCCTGGCCCCGCTCCTGAACGTCAACGCTGTGGCGGTTAACGAGAGCGAGCTAAGCATTAAGCTGGCGCACAATGGCGCTGTGATCCGCATCTTTGGCGGCGACAACCCTGACGCCTTGCGCGGTGTGCGCCTGGATGGCGTGGTCATCGATGAGGTGGCGCAGATCAAGCCCGAAGTCTGGCAGGACATTATTCAGCCGGCGCTGTCAGACCGCAAAGGTTGGGCGCTGTTCATCGGTACGCCGTCTGGCGTCAACCTTTTCAGCGAGCTTTTCTTTCGCGCTAAGACCCTGCCTGATTGGGCCTCGGCGCTTTACACTGTGTACGACACCGACGCCCTTGATACTGACGAGATCGCACGCTTGCGCCGCGACATGAGCGAGACGTCATTCAGCCGCGAGTATCTGTGCGACTTTAGCGCGGCTGGCGAAGATCAGCTGATCAGCTTGTCTGACGTCCAGGCCGCGACGCAACGGCATTACGCGATCACAGAGTATCAATGGGCGCCGCGCATTCTTGGCGTTGACCCTGCGCGCTTTGGCGATGATCGATCGGTCATTTTCCCGCGTCAGGGGCTTGTGGCGTTCCCGCCTATCGTCCTGCGTGGCGTAAACAACATGGACCTGGCCTCGCGTGTTGCAGCCAAGATCGCTGAGTGGCAGCCCGATGCGGTGTTCGTGGACGCAGGCAATGGCTCTGGTGTGATCGATCGCCTGCGCCAGCTTAAGCATGAAGTCACTGAGGTGTGGTTTGGCGGACGCCCTATTGACGAAGCGTACAAGGACAAGCGCACCGAGATGTGGTGCGGGTTGGCCGAATGGATTAAGCTAGGCGGCGCGATCCCTGATGACGTGGCCCTCAAGCAAGACTTGGCCGCGCCGACTTACGCCTTTACGCAGACTGGCAAGCGCGTGCTTGAAAGCAAGGATGACCTCAAGGCGCGCGGGCTTCCCTCACCCGACCTTGGCGACGCTCTGGCCTTGACCTTTGCCGCACCCGTTGCGGCTAAGACCCGCTTTGAGCGCCAGCGCGATGAGCTGGCCCGGCCTCGCTCGCGTGGTGAGTATAACCCTTTGGATATGGTCTGATGGCGATCCCGCGCGAGATTGTGGCCAGCGAGTGGATCGACCGCGCCTGGCCGCTGCTTGAAGAGCATTATGCCGAGCTGGCGACTGTGCCGGACATCATGTTGCTCAAGCCTGACGTCGAGCGCTACCAAACGCTTGAGGCGGCGGGGAACTTGTTTGCTATCGGTATGTTTGACACTCATGTCGACACTCATGTCGATGCTGATGGCGATGGCGCCGAAACCCTAGTCGGCTACAGCGTTAACATTGTGTGCACCAACCTGCACTATGGCGACTTGCTAATGTGCCAGAATGACTTGCTCTTTGTGCGCAAGTCACACCGGCGCGGCATGACCGGCATGCGGCTGATTACGGCGACCGAGCGCGCCGCCAAAGAGCGAGGGGTCAAGATGATGCTGTGGCACGCTAAGCCGGGGACAACCCTTGATCGGATGCTCCCAAAGCTGGGCTACGAGCCGTTTGAAACTATCCACTATCAGGTGCTTTAATGGTCCAAGCTATTGCAGCCGCCGCCGCTGTCGCTACCGCTGGCGCAACCGTTGCGCAAGGGCGTCAAGCGCAACGTGCTCAACGCAGGGCCGCCGATCAGGCTACCATGCAAGCCGAGATGCAACAGAGCCAGGCCGAACGCGAGTTCAACCGCGCCAACCAGAAGCGCCCCAACATTGCAGCGTTGGCCGCACGCAATCGCGCCATGAGCGGCGGTGGCGTTGGCGGCACATTCCTGACCGGCACAATGGGTGCGCCTACATCAAGCGGCATGTTGGGCCGCACGAGCCTGCTTGGATCATGATCCCCAAAACCGACATGCTGCGCCGCTGGACGGCGCTCCAGACCGAGCGGTCTAGCTGGATCGCCCATTGGCGCGAGCTGTCGGACTATCTGCTTCCTCGCTCGACGCGGTTCTACAAGAGCGACAGAAATAAAGGCACGAAGAAGCACAACGCCATCTTTGACAGTACGGCTTCACGCTCCCTGCGTATCCTGTCAGCCGGCATGATGAGCGGCATGACCTCGCCTGCTAGGCCATGGTTTCGCTTGGCTTTGCCCGATGAAGATCTGATGGACTATGCGCCGGTCAAGTCATGGCTGGCCGAGACGCAAGGGCGCATGCTGAACGTGTTCGCTCGCAGCAACACCTACCTCATGCTCCATGCCTGCTACGAAGAGCTTGGCGCGTTTGGCACGAGCGCTTCTGTTATCATGGATGACTATGACGCCCTCATCCATCACTACCAGAGCCCCGTTGGCGAGTTCGCCTTGGCCACGGATTATCGCGGCAACGTCAACACGATTTACCGCGAGTTTGAAAAGACGGTCGCCGAGTTGGTTGCAGAGTTTGGGTATGATCAGTGCTCACGCACGACCCAGGCGCTTTACAACTCAGGCAATCTCGATGCGTGGGTGCCGATCATCCACGGCATAGAGCCCCGCAGCGATCGCGATGCACGCAAGGCCGATGGCAAGAACAAGCCATGGCGCAGCGTGTATTTTGAGCCTGGCCGCGAGGACGCAGGCGACAAGGTGTTGCGCGAAAGCGGCTATGATCGCTTCCCCGGCCTTGCCCCGCGCTGGCACAAAATGCCCGGCGATGTGTACGGCAACAGCCCCGGCATGGAAGCGCTTGGCGACATCAAGCAATTGCAGCACGAGCAGCTTCGCAAGGCCAATGCCATTGACTATCAGACCAAGCCGCCACTGCAAGTGCCGGCTGGCATGAAGGGGCGCGACCTGGATTACCTGCCTGGCGGCGTGACCTATGTCGATGCGCCCGGCGCGCAGAACGCGGTGTCCACGTTGTTCAACGTGCAGCTGGATCTCCAGCATTTGCTCTTCGACATCCAAGACGTGCGCGAGCGCATTCGTGGCGCGTTTTACGCCGATCTCTTTCTCATGCTGGCGTCGACCGTTCCAGGCCGCATGACCGCGACTGAGGTGGCCGAGCGGCACGAAGAGAAGCTTCTCATGCTAGGCCCCGTGCTTGAGCGCCTGCACAATGAGCTACTCAAGCCCCTGATCGACGAAACCTTCACCCGCATGGTGCAGGCGAACCTTGTGCCGCCGCCGCCTGAAGCGTTGCAGGGCGTGGAGTTGGACGTAGAGTTCGTCAGCATGCTCGCCCAAGCGCAGCGGGCGATCGGCGTCAATGGCGTTGACCGCTTTGTTGGCGCCCTTGGCGCGGTGGCTCAGATGCGCCCTGAGGTGATCGACAAAATCGACGTCGACAAATGGGCCGACAGCTATAGCGATATGCTGGGCGTCGATCCTGACA